TGGCGGTCAAAGACAATTGACGAGAAAAGAAATGGGGTATGCATTTTGACATTAGAAGAAACTGAAAGAATCTTACAAGTGCTAAGAATCAATTACCCAATGAGTTACAAAAACATGACTCAGGAAGATACGCAAGCCTATTTAAAACTTTGGCAAGTATCTTTTAAAGATTATGAATACTTGGTAGTAGCAAAAGCAGTGAATCAAATCATCCAAAGTGATACAAGAGAGTTTGCTCCAAATGTAGCTCAGGTAAAAACAAGAATTAGTAAAACTGCGATTGGGAAAACTAAGGAAGCTGGAGAGGCTTGGGAAATCGTTTTAAGGAACGCTAAGTGCGACCCTCATACTAGTAAGGTCAACTACGATAAACTGCCTAGAAACATTCAGAAAGCACTCGGAGGGAGCTATCTGTTAAGAGATATTGCTTGGAGTAATAAAAAAGACTTGCAATATTACCGAGATAGATTTTTACAAGCATATAAAGATATATGCGAAGAAGAAGTACAGTTATTAAATTCAGGTCAAATCAGTTTGGAAATGTATCAACAACACGATCAATTGCCTGCACCTCCAAAAAAGGAGGAAGGAATGAAGATGTTGGGAGATTTGATGAACGGATGAAAAGTAGGAGGGGTAGTAAGTGCAATATTATATGTTGGATAAAAATGATATATCAGTTGTACGTGGAATCGTATCTTCTAAAGATGTAATGAAGGAATTGGGCATTACAAACGCTCAGTTCCATAAGATGTTGAGAAACGAGGAAACCTACAAAGGATGTATTCTTCTTCCAATTGAAACGGATGAGGAAGAAAGAAGAAAAGTAACAAGTGAAGATGACGAGCAATTCCAACTTATTGGCGAAAGTAAAACAGGAATCAGATATTACATTACAAGTTATTTAAGAGTTGTTTCTGTTGATCTAAAAGGAAATCAAAAGGAAATGAAAGCTAAAAAGGAAACGGAATCAATTTATAGAGTTGTAGTGAACCTTAAAGAAGGAAAACGATACTTGAATGTATTGTTTGAAGCATACAAAGCTTTTGTCGGGGAAATAGAAAAGAACGATTCTATCGTTTGGGACGGAGAAATGAAAATTGAAAACCTAAGAGTTATCAAATTAGCTCAGACTCAAGGGTTAAGAAACAAAAAGAAAGTAAGAATAGGCGATACAGTTTATTCTTCAATCGCCGAGTGTGCTAGAAAGAATTTCATTTCTAGATCACATATGTATCAGATGATAGAAGGAATCGTGCCTAATTCAATAGGTGTTGAATTTGTATAAAGGAGTTGAAAAGAAATGAACAGAGTTATTTTATCAGGCGAAATCGGTAGCGATATTGTTTTAAAGAAAACTGCTACAGGACAAAGCCTATGTAACTTCTCAATTGAAGTTAAAGAAAAAGGGAAGGACGGACAAGAACATAAATCTTTCTTCGATTGCACCGCTTGGGGAGAAAACGCAGAACATATTAATCAATATGGTTTCAGAGGACAACATATCGCAGTTGACGGAAAGCTTCAGAAAAGCTCATACACGAACAAAGAGAATCAGAAGGTGTATAAGACTAGCGTTTACGTTATGGACGTAGAATTGGCTTTAAACAATGCTACAATGCCACAAACGCAGGCTTATCAACAGACGTATCAATCTCAATCACAACAGATGCAGCAGCCACAAACAGTACCATTTACAAATCAAGTAAATTACCAATCATATCCTGAACATTATGATAATGACGAAGGGATGCCATTCTAGATGATTGCAAAAAGATATGATGATGAACTTATGTACAGTGTTCAGAAATGTTATGGCGATAACAAATACAAATACTGTACAAAAGATGGAAAACTAGCTTTTAAAAAGCCTGGTAAAGATTTTCTAGGGGCAACAAAGGAAAACATTATGAATCTGTATGTAATTGAAGGAAGTCTATACATTGGGGAATATGTTGGGGAGGATGAATAAATGGAAAAACAGATAAATCTAACGGGGGGGGGGTTATCTATAATCAAGATTGTTTAAAAGGATTGAAAGAAATTAAAGACAATCAATTTGATGTTGCTATTACATCCCCTCCATATAACAGGGTAAGAAATGATAAGTACGCTCATTATGACGATGCTAAAAACAATTATTACAAGATGATTGTTGATGTAACAAATGAGTTGTTAAGAGTGTGCAAGAAAGATGTAATCGTTAATATTCAAGCAACATATTTCAACAAAAAAGATGTTTATAAATACATTGGATATTTCGCAGATAAGTTAAAAGGAATTGTAATTTGGGAGAAAACAAACCCTCAACCAAGTATCAACAAGATTAAGGATGAAAATGGAAACATACTTACATCAGTATGTAATGCAGTTGAATATTTCTTTGTTTTAAATGAACAGGCAGATGAATTTAGAGCTTATGGGTCAATCAAAAACATTGTTCATAGCAAAGTTAATGAAAAACACTTTAAAGGGCATGGAGCGATTATGAAATATGAAATTGCTGATTGGTTTGTTAAACATTTCAGTGTTAAGGGAGATACGATTGTTGACCCATTCTTAGGAACAGGAACAACCGCTATCGCATCAGAACTTAATAAAAGAAAATATGTTGGATATGAAATATCTAAAGAATATTGCCAAATTGCAAAGAAAAGAATTGCAGTAGAAACAAGTACATTATTTTAAGGAGTACATGAAATGAAATATGGATAACGTTTACGGAAGGTATGCATCATTCTTCAAAAGCTATGAACTTAAAGAAGCGGACAAATACATTAAGCGTGTATTTCCAAATGCAGAGTTTTATATAGATTACGAGCACTCATTAGTTTTTGAAAAAATAGGCAAAGATAAAGAAATTGATCTTGATTATCATACAGTGATAAACGGAGTTGCTTATGACGGGACGTTCACAAGCAATTATAACGAGTTAGTTAAATATTTTGATGAATCAGATTATGAGGAAAAGAAATCAAAAGTATTCACGTGCAATGGTAAAAAATATGAACAAGAATCATTGTTTTAGAAATAGAGGTAAAAAAGTATGAATAACATTTTAGAGAAGGACTTAAAAACTTATATCACACGTGATTATAGTGTTTTTAAATATTTAAAAGGCAATAGAGGTATTAATTTGAAAAATGTAAATAGCATTGTTGATAATGTGCGAGATAACGGATTGCTTCCAACGATCGTTATTGTTAATGAAAACATGGAAGTTATAGACGGACAACATAGGATTGAAGCATTTAAGCAGCTAAATTTGCCAGTGGAATTTCAAATTAGAAAAGGTTTAGGCTTAAAAGATTGTATCGCTTATAATGTTTCATCAAAAAAATGGGAAACGATTGATTATATTAATTCTTATGCCGAAAGAGGAATCGAGGATTATATCACATTGAAAAAATGCGTTGATGAATACCCTAGTTTTTCTCCTTCTACATTGGCAACGATTTTGCTTGGAAAAGGAGCACAAGGCGATGCGGTTAGCGTACCTGTTAAAAATGGAAAATTCAAAATTAAAGGAAATATAAACCAAATAATTAGCAAATTGAATTTTCTTGACAGTGTGCAAGAGTACATTGTTGTACGTGGAAGAAAAGATATAGTTATTCGTGTGCTTGCAAGTGTAATTGATTTAGAAGTAATTGACCAAGATAGAATGGCAGAACAGTTACAAAAAGGTACTAACAAAAACGTATCGGTAGTTTGTGTTGATGATGCACTTGAGTATTTACATGAAGTTTACAATCATAGAAAGAAAAGCAAAGTGAGATTTAAAGATGCTTATTACGATAGATTTGCTTAATAAAAACAGATTATAAAAGGAGAACAAAATGACAAGTACAGAATTAATTAAAGATATGCTTGAAAGACAGAAAGCATATGACGAAGAAGTATTTAAGAAACATAATGTAGAATACGTTTCTAAAAGCCAATTAGAAAGTGCATTGTTTGACGAATTAGGAGAATTGATGCACTCTCAAAAAGCTGATTGGTGTTGGTGGAAGTTCACGCAAGAGCCTAAAGACGAAGCTAAAGTGTTTGAGGAATACATTGATGTTGTGCATTTCGCATTAATGTACGAAATCAAGTTCGGTTCAGGATGTTATCAAGACGAGGATATTAAGTGGAATTACAACAAGTTAAAAACTGATTTAGGATTTGGGCAGGCATATGCATTTAGTTGTGTAATCAGTTTAACACGAGATGATAACGTATTAGCTTACGTAATCGCATTAGGATTGCATTTAGGATATTCACTAGAAGAAATCTACAACGAATATATTCGCAAGAATGAGATCAATAAAGAAAGATTGAAAGAGGGGTACTAATGGAAGCGTTTGTTCAAATGTCACTAGAGACATATGATGTGTTAAAGTCTAATAACGAGTATTTAAAAAGAAAGTTAAAAGATGAACAAGAATTACATAATGAAGATATTGCACAAATCAATGAAGTAATTAATGATTTGCGTTTAAAAATAGATTTGTATAAGCAATTCATTCTAAAATGTAATTGTAAATATTTAAATGTTGATGACTATTCACTAGAACAATATTTGGATATAGATTCGTGGACATATGGAATGAACTACAAAGATGAATTATTAAATCTAGGGTTCACAAAGCAAGATATGGATGAATTTATAGCAAATAAATATAATGAATATTTAAAAGAGAAAGAAGAAAATACAGATGATTAAGTTAAAAAACGGATACGGAATTGTATCAGATGGAAAAAGCTATACGCTAGTTCAAGATGCAATTCAAAAAAGCAAAGAAGGAGTAGAAACGGAAATCAAGAAACAGATTTCCTTTCACTCTACATTAGAAGGAGCTTTACAAGGCTATTCAAACTGTAGAATGGCAGATTTAGTTGCCAACGTAGATTTAGACTTGAAAGATGTTAAGCAAGCTATAAATGAACTTAAAGAGGAATTAAAGAGATATGAATAAAAAATACGAATACAATGGAAATATTTATTGTGAAGATGATTTATCAAAAGAAATAGATAACTATGGCGGAGATTTATATGAATTGTATTTTGCATTATCGCATGACTATTTAATAAATGATGTTACTTATTATTATGTGACTGATGGTACAAATTATTATGACACTTATGAGGAATTAATAGAATCGGAATTTAGCGATTTAGAGGTGAAAGAAAATGAATAGTAAGCACGCAGAAAGATGGGAAGAATTACGCAAGGTAAACCCAAATTTAGCAATGGAGTATTTAAGAATTTACACAACTATGGATAAAGCTCAAAAACATTTTAATAATTTTAAAAAAGAGTGTAACGATTGGCTAGATAACATTTATAAAACGGAGATGAAGCAACATGAACGCTAGAGAAATGTTTGAAGAGTTAGGGTATTTGTTAGAAACGTATAATGAATATACAATAAAGTATTCAAAAGAAGAGTATAATTATACAACTTTCGATTTTAATTTGGAAACAAAGAAAATCTATTCAAGATTTATGTCAAAAGCTCATGGCATTACACTAGATGAATTAAAAGCAGTCATCCAACAAGCTAAAGAATTAGGATGGCTTGAAGAAGAAAAGCAGGAAATAAAACAAGAGACTAATTTTGAACATTACAAAGATGAAATTCTAGATAATTGCTTTGATAGTTTAGCGGTAGTCAAAGGAATACCTAAGCTATGCTATAAAACTAGCTGCAATAACTGTGACTTTAAGCTTATTAAAAAAGGATGTCATGAAAAGGTAATGGATTGGCTAAAGCAGCCATACAAAAAGACAACATATAAATTAACTAAATTTGAAAAAGAATTATTACAATGCTATCCATATAAAAACAGTTTTAAATTATTTAATTCTTTAAACGGGATGAAGAAAAAAGGATATTTTAAAGGCATTGATGATAATGAAATAATTGGAGATATCCTAGAAAATTGTGAGGTGGTTTGATGATTTATTTCTTTGCAGGATTTTTAATAGGGGGCATAGCTGCAATGCTCCTTTATTCCTTAATTGTTTCAGAGAGAATAAATGAATTGGAACTTGAAAATTGTAGGTTGATTGATGATCTAAACAAAGCAGAATATGAAGTTAGAAAATACAAATATCAACATAGGGGGTATGGATATGATGGGTTTGAAGAAACGAAATAAGCCTAAAGAAAGTACAGACGTACTGATTAAATTGAAAATCAGTGTTCCTGATGTAGATAACAGCAATTCATGTAATATTGTAGATTCATTATTAAATGATATTTGGAATATTGCTTTGGAAAAAGAAGGGGTAGAAGTCGATAGCTTAAGAGCAACATATATGAAGGAGAAAACAACGAAATGATGTATTTAAGTATGGCAATTCACAATATAGCGGTAATGATATTTACTGCGTACATGGTAATTCATGTTCATCCAATTTGGGCAGTATGTATCTTATTCACTCATAGAATTGGAACTAAAGTTGTACGTGTTCCAATCAAGGAAGATGATGATGATGCAGTAGACGACGTGTACGGGATGGATTGGAATGAAGAAGATGATAGCAACAACTCAAGTAGAGACGAGTTTTAAAAACATAGAAAAAACTCTAAAAGACAACGGATTATATGAAGCATATGACGATATGGAATTAATTAAACAGGCTTTAATTGAGAGAGATAGGAAAATATACGGGTTGCAGCAGCATAACAGAAATTTAGAGGATAAATTAGAGAGGATAGGTGGTTATCATTATGGAAATCCTAAACAATAACATTTATTGGTGTGACTTGCCTAAGTATAGTAATACAATTCTTTATAAAAGGAGACCTTGTATCGTTATTTCAAACGACATTCAGAATAAAGGAAGTAAAACAGTAAATGTAATTCCAATTACTAGCAATTTAAAAAGAACGGATTTGCCATGCCACGTTATGGTAGATACAGGACATGAATATGGAATGGCAAAAGCCGAGCAAATATTAACAATCAACAAAGAAAATGTTAAGTGGCATATAAAACCACTCGATAGACGAGAAGAAAAAGAAGTAAAATGTGCATTATTAACTCAGATAGGAATTATCTAGATGCCTAGAAGAGATACAGAATACGAGCATTTCAAAGAAACCTGCGGAGGATGGTTTAATTACCATGGCAATATTGGTCTAAGAGCAGGGGATGTAGCAATGGCAACTTTATTTGATGAAAACGAATTAGTGCAAATCGTATTGACTAAACCTTATACCTACAATCGTTGGTGGTGTAAGATCGTTGGATTCAATAGTGATGGAATTGAATATCTAGTTGATAAAACAATGATATTACAGATTTTGATTGATAAAGAATACAACTTGCGTAGAAAAAGAAGAAAAAACTCTTAAAATCAATTTAAATACGTCTAGAAGTTATTATAACGAGCAAAATAGATTTAGATGTGTATTTATTAGGGCAAATAAAGAAAAGGCTAAAAACACGTTTAAAACGGTAAATATGTTTATAGCCTTTTTATTGTGCAAAAGAATCTAAAAATTTATTAAATTAATTATTTACAAAGATATCTTTATATGCTAATATATGGGTGTAAAGAAAAGCATATAGCTTAAAGGAGAATGGAAAATGACAAAGGAACAATGGGAAAAAGAACATGGTTATGTTTATGGTAGAAACGGAAGGTATTGTGATAATCCTGAATATTTAGGAAAATACGTGGAATATTACAGAAATAATGTTCACGAAACCACTATTGAAACCGATAAAGTTGAAGCAGAGGACGAAGAATCTATTTTTGTTCGTGGTATTTGGCAGCCTAAATCAAATATCATTGATGTTATGGAATAGAGGGGTGAAAAATATGGCAAAAACAAGCGAAGCAAAGATGCGAGCAAATAGTAAGTATGAAAAAAAACATATAAGGCAAATCCTTCTGAAATTTCATAAAACTCATGAAGCAGAGATCATAGAAAAGCTTGATTCTGTACCTAGTAAGAACAATTATGTAAGACAATTGATCTTACAGGATTTAGAAAGAGAAAAGAAAGAGGCTAACAACAAATAGCCTTTTTTATCGTATTTTTTTAACACGTCCGCACTTAAAAATGGTATAATATATGTAGTTAGGAAGTACCTAAAAAGACCAAATATTGCCACTTTCTAACGAGACATTTTTTACTTCTACTTACTCAGAATTGAGTTCCTCAGAGAAATCTGAGGATATTATAACGGTGTAAGTGCAATATAAATTGACGGGGGATGGTGCAATAGAAAATTACGCCCTATGAACGCAATGAAAATGCCACCCCATTCGCAACAACGCCCCTAATTCGCAGTAGCCGATACAATCGCAACAGGATTTGCGTGAAACGTGCACGTATATCGCAACAGAGGTCGGGGTAAAAGAAGAAAAACAAGTAAATTCAGAGATATAGAAACGTCCATACAATCAAATATGCGTAATAAACACGATAAGTTCCATAATGTTTACACACAAAATTGGTTTAAGTTGGTTCATAAATTGTCATAGCGTAGTCATATACTACTACTGGAATGAATAGGCAGATATTTCATTTCATACTCCTTTAGAAATTCTTTATTAATTCTATATCTTGAAGATTGTATGGTTTAAGGTTCTGTACTGAGCACACAGAGCCTATATTATAGATAGTCTTACGTATTCTGCATATTTTAAAACGATTGATCTATGAAAAAGCTATATCTAAGTCCCTCGGCATATATATAATAGGAAAGAGGTTCGGGGGAGATAAAGATGGGTTTTGACCTCGGGGGAAAGAAGAATTGAGGAGCTACGTCATCCACAGAGCCTTCCAAACCCTATAAGAAGAAGATATATATACTATTATTACTAGTTTCTTTTACCTATCAAGTTCTAATGAAGTTTGATGGGTTTTTTTATTGTCTTTTTTATGAAATTAATCATTTGTGAACAAAAAATTAACAATATACTTTATTTAAAGGGGTTTTGAAGTGTTCCAAAAAGAAAATTTTGTCAATATAAAAAATAAATTTTGTATTTTGTATTTTGTAATCGGCGAAAAATTTTGTATTTTGTATATTTTGTATTTTGTAAATTGTTCATGATTTGTAGACAAAAACACGGTGTGGTATAAAAATTCCGCTATTATATTCACGATTCGTGAACAAAAAGTAAAAAAATAGTGGATTATATAGCGATATCATGATATAATAGGTATATAGAAAAGGGGTGACATCCAAAAAAGACATAAAAAAAGATGATCGTAGCAGCTGACAACTAAACGATCATCCAAAAAAGCGTATATATATAATATAGAAGAAAATGGAGGCACGCCCCAAAAATATATATACGTCATAATTATAACATACGGGGCCAAAAAGAAAATATGAAATTAATAGCAAAAACACAAAAAGGTTTAGAATTTATGCATAGTAGAAGTGAAAGTTTTTTCGCACCAAATAGCAGCGCTCAAAAAATGTGTGATATCTTAAATAAAAATAAATATCATATTAATAACGACAACGAAACATTGTTTGTTTATGATTATGATTTTTCGCAAGATCTTTACTGCTTTAGAAAGCTTTCTTTATATCGTGGCAAATTAAAAGCCAGATATATTTAGGGGGTATATAACATGAAAAAATTTAATGCAATTATAATAGAAGTAAAGCAAACACAACAAAAAATAAATGAAGTTGAAGAAAAAACAAAAGAAATAAGAAAAACATACTTAAACATTATGGATATTAAAAAAAGACATGAAAAAATGAAAACCGTAGAAAATGACATTGTAAAGCTTGAAGAAAAAAAGAAAGATCTACAAATTACCATTAAAATATTGAATAGTAACGCAAAAATAGCTTTATTCAATGAGGTAATGCCTCAAGTGTTAGAAGTACTTGCAAAATATAAAAATAAGCCATACGGCCCAAAAACAGAACAAAAGATAAAAGATGAAATAAAAGAAAAAACAAAATGTGGCTTTTATATCAGCGTAAGATACAGTTCACAAGAATATCATGTTTTCCCTTCAGAGTTTAACGGTAGCACTTATGATATTGTGTGCGGTACCAAATACATAGAAGGAAAACAGAAAAACTTGCTAGATGATAATAAAATACAAGTACCAGAATTAAACGATCTTACATTATATTACACTAGTAAAGAATATATCGACAATATACCTAAAAGAATAAAAGATCTAAAAAGACTTTATAAAAAAGCGTATGAAAAACAACAGGAACTAGAAAAAATATGTAGTGAATATAATAGTCTAGCTGTTGGAGATATAAAAAACATATATAAAGATAAAAACATATATCCAAACATGGATATATAAAAGGGGCTTTATTATATGTATTCAAGAAAGCAGCTAGACAAGCTAAATTGCATACAAATAATATTGCTTGCACTCTTAAAATTCTACTTCTATATATGTTTCGATGCTTTATTGTTTTTTATGGTTTTAGGCGTATTTAATATAGTTTTACAACTTATTTATAATTAATTGAAAGGATGAAAAAAAATGAAAACTGAAACGATCTTAAATAATTTATTAAAAGTAAAGGATAATCCTTTAAAATATATGGATGTATTAGAAAACACTATCAATGAATTGAAAATTGATATTTATAACGAAAGTATGGGGCTAAAAAACAGGAAACAAGATCCACAAAAAAAAGCGTTAAAATTTTTGAATGATAATAAAAAACGTTTTTCAGGTGGTAGAAGTTGCCTGGCATATGCGTGCCAAACTATTATAAATGGAAAAAAAGTTCAAGTGTTTACAGATAGTTATATTGCATTTATCCTTAAAACCTTTTACAATTTGCCTTTATGGGATAATGAAAAAGAAAAAAATAAATATCCTGAAATTGAGAGAGTCTTACCAGATAAAAGCTATGGCGAAATTGTAAATGTTAACTTTAAAGACATCATCGCAAAACTTAAAGCAAAACAAATAGAAGAAAAAGACGGCATGAAGCTTATAGAATTAAAAAGTGAAAACTATAAATGTTTCTTCAACGCTGACAATTTAAAAAAGATATGCGATATATTAGGAACAACAAACTTAAATATGCGTTTATATGGAAATCTTAAAGCTGCTTTAATTATAGATGAAAAAACGGATAATCAAGCTGTTATTGTACCTATTAGAAGTTATTGTTAAAAAGTGGGTTGATAGATGATTGATCAGTTAACAACTATAATTGCATTCATTTTAATACTTGCGTTTCTATTTAAGTATTGGATATTTATAATTATATTATTCATTGTATTATTCATAATTATAATTCTATTATGCTAGTTAACTATTGTTTAGGTTAACTAGCTTTTTATTGTCTTTTTTTCTTCTTGCTTTTTTCTTCTTGCTTTTTTCTTATTGCTGCTAAAACTATTTACATGATCATGATTGAATATTGTTCATGTATTGAATACATAAATATATATACGTTTGGGGTCATGATTTGAAAAACGCAACAGGAAAAAGCGACTATACACACCCCATGCCTTCCCTCTCGACCAAACCACATTTTTTACACCTAGCACTTTAAACAACAGAGTGCTAACACGAAATATAATAACCACCCCCTTTTTTAGATAAAAATTTTAGGAAAGCGAAAATTCGAGTTTTGAAAAAAATGAGTTCATGTGTTTTTACGATTGGCAAAAAACGTCTACAAAGAAATCATTTATAATGTAGGGAGGTAGAGAAAGAGAGGATGAGAGTATGCCAAGGGCAAAGAGTGTTTCAGAATTAAAGCGTGAGGATGAAGCTAAAAGGTTCTTTGACGAGTATTCAAAGAGTGGGAATATTACGAAGTCCATGCAAAAGATTCGTCCTGATTTAAGCGATAAGAGTGCTTATAACAAGGGATATAAGATATTAAACAGTCCTTTATTTAGGAATGTCATACATGAGAGGGTAAAAAAGAGAGATCAAAGAAGTGTTATGACAGTAGAGCAACGCAGACAATGGCTAAGCGATAACATTCAAGACGAAGAAAAGGACATGAAAGACAGACTCGGATGTTTAAAGGAATTAAATAGAATGGATGGAATAGGAAAGAGCAATATTTTAAATGTTGGAAGTGTAAATAATATTACTGTTGAACAGAAAAGAGCGATTGCGGAAGAAAGAATCAACGATATATTAGGAATCAACATGGGAAGTGAATTTTTAGATGCCGAGGTAATAGAACACGAGGAGGATGATAACAGTGAAGAAACAGACTCTTAGTGTTAAGGAACAGTATTTTAAGGATGTAGAGGACTTAAAGGAAGCTAAATCTATTAATAAGAGCCAAGAAGAAGTTGTTAGGTTGTTGAAGGAAGCTACCCCGAAGTATAAATTAAAGAAATGGACGAGAGGGTATATCCCCGAACATTACAAACGATTAAATATTTCTAGACAAGAAGCTTTTAGACTTGCGGTTATCGGTGCAAGAGAGGCTTTGACATATTTTCAAGTCAATCTTCACTTTACGCAAGCTATGTTGTTCGGTGCGGTTGTAGAAGGGTACGATACAATCTATGCAATTACTACTTCTCAGTACGGGAAAAGCTGGACTTTAGGAATGATTGCTATTTATCGTGCTTATAAAGGACATCAAGTACGAATTGCGGCCGCAACAGGAGAAACCGCTACTATCATCATGTCCAAAGTTATAGGACATTTACAAAATGCAGACGAGTCAATTCAGAGTTCCGTATTAGATTCAGGAAACAAGATTGAAAAATTGCAGACTTCTACTTCCAAAACCAAGATTTCATTTAAAGGCGGAGGATGTGTAGAAATCGTTACATTAGGTGGAAACAGTGTAGACCCTAAGAAAAACAACAACGCTATCGGTAAGGGTGGAGATTATATTATTGACGAAGCTGCCCAAGTAAGTGAAGATGCATATGCCGAGATAGGACGAAGGGAATTTTCAAGCGTTGACGGTTCAAAAGAACTTGAAATTGCTATTTCCAACCCACACAAACGTGGTGAGTTCTACGACTGCATGACAAACGACAAATACCCAGAAGGAACATTAGTTGTTTGGATGGATGTACGTACTGCATACGAAGAAGATCGTATGAAAAGTGCATCTCAGATACTAAATTCTCATTTTTACAAGAATAGAAGTACTTGCCAACGTTATTTAGTATGCGAATTAGAGGAATTTTCAGATGAAAGTATGTTCAAAACCATGACTTTAGACGACGATAAAGTCGATAGTTCATATAAAAAGCGTTTTTTCTTAGGTGTTGACTCGGCTTATACAGGTAAGGATGGTATAGATGTAGCTTTATGCTCCCAAAATAGATACGGAAACTGCAAAATCGAGACAATTTACAATCTAAAAGAGGGTGTTTGGGTGCAAGGAGTCACATCTGAGAAGATTATTACCAAGATTGTTAAGATTATCGAGACATTAAACGTAAAATATGTTTGTGTTGACGTTGGTTTCGGTACTTGGTTGACCGAAGGATTGTCAAAATACTCGGATAAGCTAGGATTTATCCTTGAGGGTGTCAATTTCCAAGGAGGGCCAACAAAAACACGTATCAAAGCAAGACATTACAGTGCTGTTTATGCATTTAATCTAAGAGCGGAAATGTATTTAGACTTTCAGCAGCTAATGGATAGTAAGAAATTGACTTTCACAACGGAAGTCGCAAAAAGATTGAAGCCTGAATTGCTTGCTACAAGGACTGTATCGAAGAACAACAAGAAGATAGCCATTATTCCTAAGGAAGAGATAAAACAACGCTTAGGACACTCTCCTGATGCCCTAGATTCCTCGGTACTTTCTGTCCGCAGTTGTTTAATGTATAATCTAAGCGGTGAAATACTTGCGTATGCAGAGAACGATTAGGAGGTGCTAATTTGAGTCGAAGAACAAAGAAAAGACAAAAGGATAGAGTTAAACTAGCATCCAATACCTATGTGTCATCTAACATTTCGCAAAATATTCACAGTTCTAATGCAGAAACCGAAGCCGAAAAGGTAATGGAAGCTATGCTAAACTGCAATTCAGAATGCATCAACGGATTTATAAAGACAAACTTTAAGAATCAGTTTGACGAGATTGATTGGATGATAGACAATCTACCAACGCTGCCATATGTTGTCGGTAAGGTTATTGACTTTATATTCTCAAATGGAATCACAACGGGTGATGAGAATTTAGATAAGAATGTTCTTATGCCATTCCTTTATAGACACAATGTACAGGGAGTTACGAACTATTCCGTACTTCAAAATGCTATTATGCAGTCCTTATTGTACGGAAAATGCGGTATTCGTTGGCTAGACGAAGATAAAGGAATTGTTACAGAGAATTATCGTAATTATGTTTCCATCATGCGTGAAGATGATGAATATAAAGGATTTAGAGTTCCTATCTGTTATGCAATGTCGGCAGATGATAAAGAACCTATCTCATTAGGAACAAAGGAAATCGACTTTGACGAAGCGTTATTCCTTAAAACAGGCAAATTAATGTCAAAAGACGGAACAATCATTGTAGAAATTCCTGATAATTTCTGCAATTTGAGAAACGGAACAGACAATGAGAACGGATTATCTTGTTTATTGCGTGATAAACAACGTCTAAAGCTATTAGGTGCGGTTTACGAGCGTTTGAACTACGATATTCAGTATGATGGCCCAGGACGTTTGATTTTTTGGCTAAAAGATGGATTTGCCAAGGGAGATACGATTGATTTATCGGCTTCCCAAGTTTTAGACGAATCATCAAGTTCTAAAGCAGACAGAGCCGACAAAGCAAGAATTGAGGCTAAACGTCTAGGTCAGGAAATCAGAAATTCAAAATCAGACAATGTAATCCTTGCAAGTTCTATTTTTGAAAAAATGGATCACTTGCCTCGTGTTACAAAAGGTACAGAGTTCTTGGAATACCTTCAAATGAAGGAAGGTTCTATTATTTGTCAGTGTTTCGGTCTTACTCCTGAATTAATTGGTTTAGGGGATGTATCAGGAAACGTATCTATGGAAAGAATCATAGATAATGCCATGACAAATACAATCGTACCAATGCGAGAAAGGTTCGCCACTCAGATTTCTCCTATGTTAAGTGAGAAATTAGGTGTACCAAAGGTTTATTTTGATAAATACGAATTGAAAGAACAACAAGACAAGTCTGCAAAGACATATAAATTGGCCTTGTCAGTTACTCAAATCGTAGGTGCTATTGTCAACGGAGCAGAAGCGTTAGACAAGAGCACAAAGAATTATATGATGGAATCAGTTACTAGAATGATGGATTCTATCGAAAAAACGCTATAGCGAGAGGAGAAAATAAAATGGAAATGGATATTTTAAAAAGTATCTTATCTGAAAATGAGGTAACACCCCTAGGAAGTTTGAATGGGACTCCGTTATATTCATTTGAAGATGCACAGAGAATCAACAAAATTGGATTGGTAAAAGAGAAAATCCAAGGTAAAGAGGTTGAATTTGGTGAAAGACCTATGCGACCTGATGGATTAGGATATTTGGAAACAAAATCCAATGCAATTGCAGTTCCAACTTCTTTCTTTGAGAACAGATACAGAAAAGTAGAAGTAAAAGAGACGATTGTTGATGAAAAAACGAAGAAAGAAAAAGAAGTTGTTAAAGATGTATATTACGAAGTCGTAACAGACTACAGAGCTTGTAAAGAACAGGCAAGTTCACGTGTATATACAACTACAATTCCTGTATATCAGATTGGAGCTAAGAAAGATTCAAAAGGAAATGCTGATTTATTCTTAATTGGTAGAAGAAATATTTCAGATACAGAATTTATCAACGAGTTCAAAGGCAAATTGAACAAAGAATCAATGGTCAAGATTCTTAAATTGATTGGTAATAATCCAACAGAACAAGTAGAAGATACATTAGAGTTTTAATTAGAAATAAAAAGTAGAAAAAAACAAGGCAATATTTGGAAATAAACAAAAGGTATAAACAGTTTTCACTGTCTATATAGATTTTTGCATATTTCGAGGTATTGCCTTTTTATATGCAAGATAACGAAAGGAGATACATAAATGTCAATTAAACGTAGTTTCACTGTAAAAATCACTTTTAAAGAAGGGTACGGAAACACTATCACTTTAACAGGGAAAGATGCGACTGCTTTTAACACTGCTTGGCACAACAAATTGAATGACCAAGACGGAGCTATTGGATTTGAGTATCCAGTTATTACTACAACAGGTCAATCACCTAATCAAAAAACAGTAACAACTTATACTTCATTCTTATTCTGCAATGTAGCAAAAGTAGAACGCTCAGAACAAACAGAAACAAAGTATACAGACGATCAATGCCATGATGCTTAGAAGGAGAGACCATGCAAAACAACGTACAAACTATTAACGGTGTTACTTGGTTCGATTCCCTAGAAGAAAGAAATGCTTTCTTAAAGCAGAATGGCAGACATGAGTTCGCATTGGAAGAAGCAGCAAAGAACGCAAAACAGTATTTGAAACTTCTTGATGTTATCGAAGAAAAAACGCAAATTGACGTTTATTCAAAATTAGATAGCGGTACTTTGCTATATGGATATGTAGTTCTTGAACCTAAGAAGAAATACAAGATTCCCGAAGATAAAGTTTTGTTAGAAGCACTTAGAAACAAAACTATTCAAAAGAGATACGATTCCACAATGGAAGAAATCTTAAAAGGAGCAAAGATTCCATACGAAGTCAAGAAATGTAATTCATGTGGTGGAAGGATTCAGAAATTATTTTATAAGCCCGTAATCGTAGTAGAAACGGAGACTAAGAAATAATGCCACAAAAGAAAAGAGTTCCAACATATGTAGCAAGCATTAAAGATAGTATTGATCGTAGAAAAAAAGGAAAAGCATTTTACGACAATGCAATCACTTTATCGAGCGTAGATAAAGAAAACCATTATGTTAGTGTGAACCTATCATCAGGGTACGTAGAAAACAAGCCTACACGTCTTATTGACGAGGGGGCAATAACATATGAGGGTGGTAATGATATTCGTCTATACATCAAAAAAGGGGCAGTACAAGCATTCTACGATAGCTTGAGTTCTGATTATGTAGGATATATCAACTTAGCTCACATTGACATTGCATCACTACCTTTGAACCTAGGTACATGGACTAAAGATGATTTAACAGTTGTCGATATTGGTGATGGAAGAAAAGGTCTTGATGTAAATGTCAAACTAAACAGGGAATTGCACATTGTGCAAGATTTATTGAAGCAAGAAATACCATTGAGTATTAGTGCAGAACTGAGAGGAACAATAGATTTTGAATCGTCATTCAAATTTAATGCACCATTCTACAACGAAATCGAGATTGCTGGTTTCTCAGTTGTTGCAAATCCAGCCAATGTAAACAGTACAGGCGAAAATTTAAACAGTAAAGGAGACTCAGAAATGAACCTATGGGAAAAGATTTTAAAGTTGAGTTCTGAAAATAAAGAAGAAAAGAAGAATGATGCTTTAGAAAACAAAGAGGAAGAAAAAGAAGAAAAAGAACCTGAAAGTAAAGAAGAAGGAACAGAAAACGAAGAAGAAGCTAAAAAAGGCGAAGAAACATTGGAAACTGTTGAAATGTCTAAGGATGACATGGAAAAAATCAACAAATTCATGGATGCTTTTGAAGCTTTAAGTGCAAAAGTTGAAGCGTTAGAAACAGAAAATGCCGAACTAAAAGAAAAATTAAAAAATTCTAAGAAAGAAAAAACAGAATTTGAAAAGAAAGCAGAAAGCACATTAGACAGATTGTCTAGTTTGATCTCAGGACAAGCTAACGATAAAGAAAAGAAAGAAGAAAAATTATCTTCAACTTCTAACGTTAGCGGAGATATGTGGGGATAGGAGGTAAACCATGTTAGATTTATTATTTACAAATCCTGATAACACATTATTAGAAAAAATGGCAGTTACACCAGGAATGGTAGAACGTCTAAGTTCTAATATCGAGGATTTAACATCATTCTCAAAAGCTTATATTGATTATGAAAAAGCAAGACAGAATTTAGCAGCAAGTTCTACTAAATCAAATGCAGGAACAGTTGGTATCGGTACTGATTATTCAGATAACTCACCAGCCAATCCATTCCAAAACGTGTTCCCATTAGTTTCTTGGTTAATGAACACACCAGCTTCACGTAAGATGCAAGGTGCTATGAACCGAGGAGCATGGAGCGTTACAAAAAAGGAAGATGGAAAATTCTATATTCAGTTGCCATTCACATACGGAACAACAGAACCTAAATCAACACAAGGTGAATGTTGCTGGGTTCCATTAGATTTAGCTAAATGCGGTAGCAATGCACCATTGGCATTGTTGTGCTTAAAGAGCTGCGAACCTATTATGGATAGCTTAGTAAATGAAACACGTAAGATCAAAGCTAATGATATGGTTTGCTACTTCCAACGTGAAGGAGAAACTATTAAAGAAGCTCAGAAACGTATGGATTTAATTTCAATGGCATATTTTACAGCTATTAACGTAATCTTAGGAACAATGTCAACAGGCACTGCTACATTAAAACCATTCCACGGATTATTGGAAGTAATGGAAGATAAAGCAGTTATCAAAATTGTAGGTACAAACGTATTATCTGCATTTGATTCAGTTGGTTTACGTTTAGCAGCATTAGGAGATGGCGATTATAAATTCGCTTGTCACCCATTAGTACTTGAAGGTATTAAATCTGTTATTGTTCCAGGTAAATTCAATGGTGAATATCCTGATGGATGGACTCGCAATAAAGAAACAGGCGAAGTCGCATTTAGAGGACATGGATTTATCGCAGATAAATTAGTTCCATGCGACATCACAAAAGGTACAGGTGATGTATGGGTATTAGAAGGAAATACAGTAGGTTTGGTAATGGGAACTACTTTCCAACCATCTGAAAAATTCCAACGTCATACATTTGGTGCAACAGATACTCCATCTGAAGGATGTGGTACTCAATGTGATTACTACTACAACTTTGGATGTGCATTTGGAACGGATGCAAACCGATTAATGGTTATCCAAGGTATTCCAATGTCAGCAGCTACATTAGGAGATACATTAAACGGATTAGATCTTGTATTAAAACCAACAACTATCGTACCAATCAACATTGGTGAATAATGTACGAAAAAATTGTCGAACAATTGAAAAACTATTGTTCGTGCATAAAGGAAAGCGATTTAGAAGCAGATAAGCTTGAAAAGAATGTTGGAGAACTAATTGATTTAATTAGTACCATCACTTGTTGGAAAAACCATCCTTGTGAGACTTTCCTCTCATCTCAAAGAGAGGAAGTCTTTGATGTTGGTGAATTTAAGAAATGTGGTTGCGATTCAGGAATTGTACGTATACCGCTATTCTATCCAATGATTGACCCAACAACGATTGAAGTATCTGTTATCACTAGAGAAAGAATTACATTTACTACTCACAAACTAGAAGTTGATAAAGATTTTTCTTATAACCCATACGACAGTATAGTGTACGTTGATTTATCTAATATCGACTACAAAGATGTTTGCAATTGTGGATGTGATGAATTATCTAAAATCGTTGTCAGTTATGTAGCTGGATATGAAACGATACCAGAATGCCTATTGCCTGTATTCTGCGACTTCCTACAATTCGTTATCGCAATGAACAGATGTGAATGCGGTTGTAGCACGTGTGAAGAAACAGATGGTAGTGATGTTCTTATTTCAGAAGAAAATTCTGATGCTCAGATTTCAATTAGTGTGTATGTTCGTGAGCATATTACAAAAGCGTATTCAGAGCAATTAGGTATCTTGTCAGTATGTAATTCAAAAGACACATGGGTTGGTGCAGTAGTATGAGAATTAAATATATTGGAATGAAAAGTTCCACAAAGAAAAACGGATGCCCTGTATGCGGTGCTAAAGCCAAATCAAACACATCTTACGAGTATTCAAAACGTATGTGTTTGCCTAGTGGCCTAGTAAAAATCTTCCTTATGAACAAAGTTGAGGAAGTATCGTATGAAGATGGTGTATTCCTAAAAGGCTTTAAATACATCTATGGAGGAAAACTTTATTACCCCTTTATCGAGGTGTAGGAAATGCTAAAAGGCCTCTTAGAAGATGTTATAGAAGCGTGTGAAGAAGATTTTGAAGGATTGGCTAGTGAATTAGAAGAAACTATGCGAGAAGAAGCTCCAAGAGGGAGTAGATTCTATGCTCAAGAAATGACAAGTATGCCATGGAATGAATATAGGCCAGGTGCTTTAAAGGATTCGATCACGAAAGAAAAAGTATCTAATACCGAATATATAATCGGAGTAGATGCGGACAAACTAGAAAAAGATTCTAGAAACCCTTCTCACGTTGATTACTCACCAATGGTACAGAATGGAACTAAACGAGTTTATACATTAGTTCGTAAAAACGGAAGGCCATTCGTTTGGGTAGATGAAATGGGAAAGAAACACTTTGCACACAGAATTAAGATGCCACCTAGAAAGGCAAATGATTTTGTTGCTAGAGCGGTATCTAGATTTGATGCAAAAGTTAAATAAAGGAGATTAAAAATGGAAGAAAAAGTTGTAAAAGCTAAAAAGACTCCTGAACAGAAAGTAGATGTTCAAGCATTTGTTTCACGCAAATTAAACGCTTTAAATCAATTAGGCGGTGCTAAAGCAGAGCGTGCTATGGAGCGTGTACTAAAAGCTACAATGGGAGGGCAAAAATAATGTCTAACTGCAACATTAACAAAATCATTAGTGACAAATTAAGTGTCTCTAAATTAACTAAAACTCAAGAAATTGATATTACTATCATGAGTGATATTGATTCTTGTTTAAAAATCAACACTCGTAAATTTGAAAAGATTACAGGTACTTCTAGTGCTTATACATCACGTACTATTGCACCTGATTTAATCAACGTTTGCGAATCATTTGGATGTAAGAATACAGGTACATTGTTCATCACTTCTAAAGAAACGGATGCAGAAGGTTCAGACGGAAACAAAGTACACACAAGCGGTGCAGTATTTAAAGCATTGAAAAATGCATTAGACTTTGCAGCAGGTGTTGTTTACTACTACGTAAATGTTCCTAAAGCAGGTACTTACACTATCACAACAAAGATTTCAGATGTTTTAGATCATGAAATGACTAATTCAGATGAATATACAAGTACTTTAAAAGCAGATAAAGAAGGATTCTACCCTGTACAGATTGACTTATCAACAGTTCCTACAAAGGTATCAGGAAAAGGATGGGAAGCAAGTACATCTGGTGTCCGTTTAAGCATTGAAGTAGCATTAACAGATAAATCATCAGATAGTATCTTGATTGGTCTTTCTTCAATCAGTTTCTTTGAAGAATTTGCAGACTTAGATTCTAACAACGACATTAAAGTAAGCTGCTTATCAGGATTTGATGGTGACGATACTGTAGACCCTGTTGATACAAGTTGTTTTGATGATTCTTATGATGATGATTCTGCTTCTATTGAGCGTTCATTTACAGGTACTCAATTAACATCTAACTACTTAACTATGAACCCATTCATTGGCAAGGGAGATAAATCTCAAGGCTTTATGATGCGTACTCAGGAAGTGGTTATTGAAGCAGATAAAGAACATCCTGAATATGGTTCAATCCATATTGCAGACCACTTTGTTGAAGAGTGTGGATTTATCTATGCAGCATTGAGCGACCAATGCAATATTACAGATTCTACATTGAACCGAATCAACACTCCATTGTTGGCTAACTTAGATGAGTCTCAATACCAAGTATTGAACAGTAAAATCAATCCAAGCTTAGATATTGAAGGTTCAAAAATTTACTTCAACAAAAACTTAGTAGGTAAAACATTAAAGATTTCTTATCCAATGACTGTTGATGTATTGCAACACTATGTAGCAAATAACGATAGCTTAAAGAATAAGAGAGCGAAAGTTACAATTACTCGTTATAGAAGTGATGGAACTGCGGAAGTATTTACTTACCACAATGCAAAAATTACTTCATTCCCAATGGGTATCCCTGATGACGGAGCGTTTGAATTTAGTTTAGCGTTCAAGAAAGATACTCGTGGAAACTGGTATGAAGTATATGTAGTAAACAAAGCTAACGCTAATTTATAGAAATTGAGAGGCAAATGAGATGGAAGAACAAAAGATTTTAGAACCAACACAGTTAAATGCCATGATTGAAAAGTTAAAAGTAGCTCGTGAGGATGATACTCCTCACGCAGTCTATGGCAATGGTGGTGAAATTGCAGTTGTTGGTGATGCAAATAAGACAGATGTTAAAACAATTGATATTGAAGTGAATTTTAGATTCACTGAAAAAGAAATCGAAGAACATAAAATTGATGTTCCTGAGAATGCTAAAAGAGTAGGGCAATACGTTATGTTCGATAAGAAGTTTGAAAATCTAACATTATCTCCTAGACAGGATATGAAGATGGTAGAAGCTTTAATCGAAGTTAAACCATTGCTATTGGATGCAGAACAAATTCTAGACCCATATAAAGAAAAATTCCAAGAAATCGAGGAATATTATGGTCACAAATTCATTGAAGGAAAAGATGGAATCGTTACAACGGATGCAGATGATGAAGAAGTGAATAAAACTATGGTTCAGATTTATGAAGCGTATATGAAGGAAGCAAATGAACAGATTTTTCATTTATATGCTCAATCCTCTACAAATTTAGTTGATGGACTTTATAAAGTTGTTGCAATTTTCTTAGGATTAGATGAATTTTATGAAGATCACATGATGCAATATTCAGTTTTAACTTGCATGATTAGCCTAATTATCAAATATCCTGAATTATTCAATGAGGTAGAAACAGTTTTTATCAAATAATTGATAAGGGGGATGATAAAAAGGATTCAGTAAAAAAAGCAAAGTCTTATGTTGCAGAACTAAATCTTTATTCAACCATGGCTCATTATGTCGGTAAAATTCTAAAAAGAAAATACCTCAGATTGACAGATATGCGGTTCATTTCATTCAGAAAACAGATTTAGCGAAGGAGTCCGAAGATGTCAGTACGTGAAGTCGGTGCTAGGTTAGTCCTTGACATTAAGGATGCCAAAGCAAGATTAAATGAATTAGAAAGACAAATAAAAGCTATTGAAAAAGCTAAAATTCAATTTACAGCTAACACTGCGGAATTGGATAGGTTGGAAAATAGATTAAAAGAAATAAAAAAAGAAAGAGATTCGCTAATGAAACAAAGACTTGCTATGCAAGTTGATTTAGATAATTTAGCAAATCTTAGAAATAAATTAGCAGATATTAAAGAGGATATTTCAAATCTAAAAAAAGAATTGTATTCTCTGAACAATAAAAAATTAGCTATCGACATTGAATTAAAGCAAAACGCAAACGATATACAAGATGTATTGAATGACAAGACTTTGAGCGAAGGTAAAAGAGACGATTTGCTTAAAGGATTGTACAATATGCGTCAGCAGCTTAAATATGAACTTAACGAAGTCGGTATTGAGATGGATAAAATCAAACAGAAAATCAACAACTTCAACAAAGAAAAAATCAAAGTAGAAGCTGATATTTCTTCATTAAAAGATGCTGAAAAGTTAGCTAATGAGTTTGATAATACGATTGCGGATTTAGATAAAGAAGAAATTGATATTAATGCTAAAACAGACAAATTAGAAAATGCCAATAAGCAGCTAGGCGATATGATTTCAAAAGAAGGCGAAGTCAACAATACTACCGCAGATGTTAAGTCACAAATTATCGGCTTTGAAGATAGTATGAATAAGCTTAACAGACTTCAACAAGCTGCTAAAGCCTTGAAAACTGCTAGTAAGATTACATTTGATGTTGGAAATAAGATGTCAAATTTAGGCTCTAGTATGTTGAACATTGCCAAGAATTTCCAAAACAATCCAATTGGAGATATTGGACGATTCTTAGTACAAGGTGTTGGATATTCTAGTTTGTATAGATTGGTTTCAAGTACACAAAACGCAATTGGTGATGCATTGTCAAATGGTGTTAAAAGATACGACACAATCAACGTTGCGAAAAGAACATTATCCACTGTAGTAGGTGATGTAGAAGATTCTACAACGAAAATCCAAAAGATGATTGATAACCTAGATGAAAGCATTTTGGGCCTACCAACCACTTTAGATGATGCTCTGAGCCATGTTACGAGATTTACTTCAATCAATCATGATTTAGATAGGTCTCAAAAGCTATTCTCGGCAATTAATGATTCTATTTTGACATTCGGTGGTGATTCTGAGGGAGTAAACAATGCGGTTACTCAGTATTCTCAAATCATGGGTTCTAAAATGGATGCTCGTACATTGAGATCAATGGAAGATGCAGGTATGACACCAGCCTTAACTGCTATTGCAAAGAAATTTAATATGTCATTTGCAGAGTTCAGAGAAGCATTTACAGGTTCAAATCCAACTATTTCATTACAACAGTTTGAGGATGCCTTAATTGAGTTGGATGAAAAAGGCGGTGGTGGCCTAAATTCGTTGGCAACTATGGTTAAATCGTCTGTATCTACAATCTCAAACGCTTTTGACTTAATCCCTAAGAGATTTAGTAAAGCCGAAGAAAAGTGGTTAGGTGCATTAGATGAGGTTTCAACAGAATTGACAGGAGCTACAATCTACGGAAATATCTATAAACTTTCTCAAAAAGTTGAAGGCTTAGGAGATATAGGAGCAAACTTCATTAGAAGCCATAAAAAAGAGATTGGCGAAGGTATAGACTTCATAAAAACAAAGTTTACTGAATTATGGAGTGTTTTAAAAACATTCAGTTTCAAAGATTTTGTTGGTGGATTTAAACAGGGATTAGATGATTTCAAAGGAGCAATAGATTTCTTCAAACCTCTTGTTGGTGATCTATATGATTTTACAAAAGATAAAATCACTGAAATGGGAGACGGAAGCTTTTCTAAAGGATTAGGACGTTTCGTATCAGACTACATCCAAATTGGTATTGGATTAAAGTATGCTGGTAAGTTAATGAAACTTGGAAGCGGTGGAATTAGTCTTTTAGGAGATTTATTAAACGTTTATTCAAAATTCAAAGGAAAGAGTTTCAATATTCCTTTCCTAGGAAAACTAGGAAGTAAATTCAGTTCTGTTAAAGATGTGTTCAAGAGTTCAGATGAAATTACTGCTGCAGCGAGTACTCCAAAAACTTTTGATGCAGTAGGATTTAAAAATAAATTATCTTCATTAGCTATCATAGCTGGTGGGGCTGGAACAATCATACTTTATTGCAAAGCTATAAAGGAAATTGAAAAGAATGTTCCAAATGACGTTACAACATTGCCTTTACGATTAGTTAATTTGTTCTCTATTATGGGAGCTATGAGCGGATTAGGGGCAATAGATGCAGGATTATCAAAACTCCTAGGATATGAAAATGTTCTAACAGGAGTTGCGTTAATGCTAGGTCAAGGCGGAGCTTTATGGCTATTTGCAAAAGCTATGCAAGAGCTAGATAAAACCATGCCTGATGGAACTAGTGCTTTTGACGATAAATTGACTGGATTGGTTGAATCAATCGTATTAATGGCCACTATAACAGGTGGACAAGGTGCTTTAGGTGTATATACAGGTGGAATTTCTACATTGGCCCAAGTGCTAGGAATGATAACAACAACAGGACTAGCTGGTACATTGATTGCTTGTGCTAAAGCTATGCAAGAAGTCGATAAGAATGTTCCTTCAAATACAAAAGGTCTTAAAAAGAAAATCCAAGGAATTATGGATGTTATTGATATGTTTGAAGGCGGAGGAACATTGTCTTCTTGGTGGAGTCAAGTTATTAAAAGTTCTGAGTCTTTATGGAATAACATGGAGACTTGGAATATTACTAGGATTCTAAAGAAACTTGTTACTATTGGAGAATCAATTTCAAAAGTGCAAGGAATGAGTATTGATAGTAGTTCTTTCAACGATCAATTCAAAGATATTCAAGAGGTAATCAAGAATATTAATGATTTTGAGTTCCCAACAGTCAGTACATCAAGTGCAACAAACATTGCAGATGCAAACAGTATCGTTAAGAACTATACAACAATGGCTTCTAGCCTTTCTAAAATGTCTAGTATCAACGGAAGTTCAATTAACGTTGAGAATTGCACAAGCATTTTAAAGAATGTAGCTAGTGTAGTTAGTGAAATGAAAAAGATTGTATTCCCTGATGTTACAAAGAGTATTAAATCTAATTTAAATGCTACAAATGCTCAAGAGTTCTTAGATACATTGAAGATTTTGGAACAGATTGTTCCTGAATTTGGAAACTTGCAAGCAACGATTACAAACAATCCTTTACCAAATGCAGAGGATATTAAAAAGACAATCGAGAGTATTTCTCAAGCGATTGGATATATTTCTGTAGCTGGTGTTGGAACAGGAAAAGACAAGAATATGTTGTCTTACAACTTGAGACAAATGCCTGATTCTAAGCTATTTAATAACGCACTAAAGGCGATTACAACTTTAGGCGATATAATCCTTAAATTTGGCACTTTAAACGTATATTCAACTGATTTCGACTTTGAAACACTAAAAGCCAATATTAAGAGTATTGGAAATGCAGTTAATGAAATGGCAACAAACAAAGGATTAACTGAAAACCTAGAGAATATGGACACAGTTAATAAGACTGTTTCTAAGTTGAAAAAAACGTGTGAAAGCTTAAATTCTATCGTTGGATTAAATCTAGATTTCGTTAAGGTTGGAGAAGTCACAACAGGTATTCAAACATTCCTAAACAATGTTAAAGGATTGAAAGTTGGAGAAGCTACTACAGATGTTGTTACAGAGGTAAACTCAATCGTTACTTCATTCCACAACATGGCCACAACTTTATCAAACATGAAGTCTGAATTTAATACATCTGGTACAGATATGGCCAATGGAATTATTGAAGGTTTCAAAAGCATTGATATTGAAGGATCATTTGGAACTAAGATTGATAATGCTAAAGCTTCATTGAAGAAGAAAAGCTTCAAATCAGTAGGTAAGAAGTTTGGAAAAGATGTTGTAAGTGGATTCAGTGAAGGTATCTCTAATATGTCTAGTTCAATCTCTAATCAGATTACTATGATGTATGGATATTCAACACGATTCACAGATTTAGGACAATACTTAGGAAGTGCGTTTAAAAATGCGTTCAACAATCAGTCAGGAAATATTAATACAGGAGGTACAACAACTCCTACAGTAAACAGAGGTAACGAATCAATAGGAAACAATATTAAGTTTGCTCAAGGTGGCCCAGTTTACTTAAAACGAGGTGGACAACCTATTGTTATGAAACCTAGCGGAACAGATACAGTGCCTGCTATGTTAACTCCTGGTGAGTATGTAATGAAACGTAGTGCAGTTAAGAAAGCAGGTCAAAGCTTCATGGATAAAGTAAATAACATGGATTTGAAAGGTGCGTTCAAAGAATTGTCTACTAGATATGGTTCTCAAGTTGGAAGTGTTGTTAATAAGAATGTGACTATCAACAACAATGATAATCGTGTTACGAATAACAGTATCGCTTTCAACGAAGGAAACGAAAGAAGGCAGGCTATCAAAGTAGGTAGATGCTTGAGAGGTTTGGCATAATGACTTGTTATAACTTAAACCCATTAAAAACATACGTTCAGTTCAATGATCTTGTAATAGACAGTGCGGAGGAGATTTCCTCTGCCTCTCTAAAGCAAGATACAAAGACTGCAACGCAAGAATATAGTTACGGACATGGTAGTTATGTTGCTTTCCAAAAGAATCAACAGTTTCTTACGGAAGGTGATTTGTCCTTAACATTGAATTTTAATTATGAACATTTTCATGATGAAGATAGAAGATTCCTACGTGACTATTTCAATTTGAATTTGCTTAAACCTGGAAGGTTATGGGCAATTCAAGATAACAAATTGATTTGGGCATGGGCCTATGTCACAGGATTTAGTGAAGATTACAAAAAATACCAAGGTTATCTATCAATGGATATTGATTTTAAACTTTGGGAAGGTGTATGGCATATTGCAGACACAAAGAAAACATTCTTAGTTCCTTATTCTGTATGTAATATCCTCGATTGTGAGGATTTCAGAGATGCTCAAGAGTGCTTATCGTGTTGTGTTACTTGCCCTCCTGATATAGAAACTTGCAATTCGTGTTTATGCGATTGTGGAGACATCACAGAGGAAACATCCTTATGTGTAATGGGAACTAAAGCATTGGAAGATTTTATGAATTGTGGCAATTCATACAAGATTGTCTACGACTGCATAAAAGGTGAACAGATTTTCGGTGATGATTTAATCAAAAATAAAATCTGTAAAAAAGATTATTGTGTTGAGTCAATTGCTGGAAGATTCTACAGTGGAACAGTATTAGATACAGATAAGGTAAAATTGATTCTAGATGGTAAATTCCAAAACCCTGAAATTGAAATCAACGGAAACAAAATGATGATTTTAGGTGAATATGATGGAATTTTAACACTTGATTCAAGTTGGAACTTATACTTTACTGAGGATGGATGTTGTGCATCAGAGGAAGTAGATTTAGATAATCTAGTTATTGAAGATGAATTTGGATTCACAGTACATCATGGAATGAATAGATTAGTTGTCACAGGCTCATGTTGTAAGATGGCTTGTGTATATATAGATGTTGATGAACTTACAAATTAAGGAGGCTTGCAGTGGCAAATGTAAAAAGTTATTGCACTGCTTGTGGAAAGTTAAAAGATAGCAGTGCAGAGTTTATCCAAAATGGTGTTACAGATTCAATCTGTACGTCTTTAGGAAACGATACAGGCTTAAATCCTGAAAATGGCAATAATACGTGTACAGACATGGAAAATGCCAACGATTGCCTTACAAAAGGCTTGTATGACATCATAGATGGATTTGATTTGTGTGATTGGAAATTATTCATGAGTCAATATGCTAACAATGATTACAACATGAAAGCAGCTATGATTTGTTGGATGTGTGGATTGCAAGACCAGTTGTATAACCTTCAACTTCAAAATTTGGCAATCGAAACACAATATACTATTCAACAGTCCACACCTGGATTGAGTGTTGCAATTGACAGACAAGGTAATTTCAGATTCAATTATTCAGATTGGATTCACACAAGTGGATATACGAAAGTAGCGGACGGAGTTATTACGGGAAAAGTTGATTTCTGTATGAAACCTAACAAAGATAAGAGTGCTACATACAAATTCAATAGTGTTACATTGAAACACTACTCTTATAAAATGACAGGAGTTTCAGCAGGTTCAGCTCCTACTATTTCGATTCGTGTTCCTAATAGGAGTGGGTCGTTGGTATATCAGAAAATCACAAATGCTTCATTTGAAGAAGATATTAACAAAACAGTTGAACTAAGCATGAGTGGAACAGTAAAAGCTGGAGAAACAACAAATTGGTTGCAATTCCTTTCTATTTATGTTGATTGGGTAGAAGATGATGAAATATCTCTACATACTCGTTTTGTAAATGATAACAAGGTGAATTTTGTTATCTGTAGAGATTAGGAGGTACACATAAATGAATAAAGATGTTTGTTCTGCTTGCGATTCTTTAAAAGCTACAAGCAGTAATTTCATTCAAAAAGGTGTAACAGATACTATTTGTGCAAATCTTAAAGCAAACCAAGGATTTGAAAATAAGGGCCACAATAACTGTACAGATATGCACGATATGAACGATTGTCTATTAGGCGGATTGTTGGAAAAGATTGATACAATTGATGTTTGTGATACAAAAGAAGCTATCAAAGATTTGGAAAAGAACCTAATCAGTATCATTGATGTAATGATTTGTTCTGATTGCGGTCAATGGGAAGAAATCGAGAAACTATGGGCAGAAATTCAAAAGCTTTGGAATGCTATAAGAGAATTACAAACTAAGGTTGGAAAACTTGAAGGCAGTGTTGGTGATATGTACAGTGCGGTTGAAAAGATTCTTACTAACCTTAAAAACAGTGGTGCATGGAAACAAACTGGAGATACTGTATTTGAAGGAAAATTCAATGACGGAAGAAGCATTGCAACAGGTAATATCAATATCTTTGGTGGTACTCCTGACGGAAACTCATACATCCGTACTAATAACGGAAGTTCTGAGAATGATTTGGCTGGTGGTGTTTAATGGCATGGCAAAACTTTCATGGAGCTTACGATAACACAGGGCCATACGCAAACGTAGTATTAGGTGGAAATCCAGGAGATACCGCAGACTTTGGATTCCCACTTGCTATTGCCCATTCTAAAGGATATGGAAAAGGTATCAACTTTTCAGATGATGGAAACTATGGTGTTACGTTCACATTAGATTTAGTTGGATATGGTGTAACGGATGCTGGTCAATATACAGGAAACGGAAAATATGTACAGTATGGTGGAAGATATAACTATATTTTGATCATTAGCGTTTCCAACAACAATAAAGCATCATGGAGAGAGATTTACAATCAAGTAATATTCTCTCATGCAGATACATGGCCATTAGCTTATTCATCAGGTTGGGAAACAGTAGCACAAAATAGTCAATGGAGTGGTAAACTACAACTTCCAACAGATACAACACACGTTAAAGTTGAGTTAAGAGGTGAAGATGCTACATTCCCTTACGAGAATATATATTCAATTCAACAGGTTATCCCTGATTTCAGACCATGGGCAGTAAGAAAAGGTGGTATATTCTATTCTTTGGATAGAGCTACAGGATGGTTTAAAAAGAGAGTTAAAGACTCTTGGGTAACTATTGGCAAGTACAGTGCAGATAAAGCAAATAAAGAAAACCAAGGGTCAAGTAGAATTAGAAAAAATGGTAAATGGGTAGGACAAGGCAAAATTGGTAGTTAGGAGTAAATATGATTCCTTACTTTGAAATATTAGAATTTGGAAAAGTTAAGAAAAGATTCAGAGAGGCTTTAAGCACAATCATTTTTTCAAATGAGTTGATGACAGTACCTGAAATGCAAATCACAATTCCTAACGAATACTACGATTTAATCTCAGGAAGAAAAGAAATGCGAGTAATTATGGATTGTGGAGTTTTCTACGGAATGATTACCGACTACAAACCATCTGTAAGTGGTTTAAACATATCTCTAACGCACGTAATTAACGAATGGACATATAGACAAGTCCCAACAAATTATGCGGTTAAAAACGCTCTTATAAAGAACGTATACGAAAGCGAAGATATGTATTATTCGACTCAGTGGAAGATGAATTTTGAAACTGAGATTGATAATGAAAAGATTGACTACGTTTATTCTAGACAATCTAAATTAGATGCACTTACTAAAACTTGCGAATTGACACCATCTGTTTATTGGAGAGTTCCATTTACAAATGATAAGCAAGTTGAAGTTGGATATTTTGGAAAGAAACAACCTGTTATGCTTTCCAATAAGCCAACATTAGGAAGAAACTACAGAATCATTGGCGAGCCAACAATGGAAACAGATTTTTCAGATGTTATTAACCTAGCTACTGTTTATGCCAATAAATCTGATAGTGGTATGTCATCTTTATCATTGAGAGAAGTATATAACGATAAAAGCTTGCAGAACCCTAAATTCCCTGTAGTTATTTTGAGATCAAACATAAATAACGAGCGTGATTATGAATATGTAGACTTTCCTAAATTAGCTCCTAACAATCAATTGGAGTACTCGATTATTGATACAGAGTCGGTTGGATATGAAAGTGGTGTATTCATTGAAGGAACATTTGCCTTTGATGATTTATCTCCATTTAGCCTAGAAGACATGACAAAAGATTCTAAGGACTACAAATGGGTAATTCCTAAAGAACAAAGATTTTTGACGGATACAGAGGAAATAAACAATGCTAAAGCCTTATGGCACTCTTTAAAAGATATTTGGAGTAAATCTGCCATTGCTGCTTTATGTGGTTCATGTCATGTGGAGTCAACATTAAATCCTAACTTGTATCAAATGGGTGATGTTCCTGATTCTCAAAAAGGATTTGGATTAGTTCAGTGGACACCATACACACGAATTACCAATTGGCTTGGTTCTCATGGATATTCAAGCTACACAATGTACGGAAAAGGGGAAGTAGCTAAGTTAGTTGAAGAATGGTCAACAAATGCTACAAATGGCCCTTGGATTCCTACCTCTTCTTATAACATCACATTTCAACAGTGGTCACACATGGAAGCCGATATGAATTACATGGTAATGGCTTTTATGGCGGATTATGAACGTGGTGATACATCTATTGATTTACAGTATCAAAAGCGTATTGAATTTGCTCAACGTATCTATGGCTTGATTCCTGAGTGGGAACAAGATGATAACGGAACTACAACCGATACAGATAAAACACAATCTCGTCCTTGGAACGCTCAGAATTTTATCAATACATGGAATGGTCAATCTATCGACATGGATGGTGTACCTATTGAACAACCATATCAATGTGTAGATGCATGGAAGAAAGCGTTGCAAACATTAAATTATCCTGACCCTACAAGAGCTATTGGCGGTGATGGATATGCGGATTACATTTGGTATAACAGAGATGAATTAGGTTATTCTCAGTACTTTGATTATGTTAGTACACCTCAATTTGGTGATTGGTGCATATTCGGTAGAGGTGGTGACACACCTGCATCACACGTTGCAATGTACGTTTCAGATGCTGGCAATGGAAGAGCGAATTTCTTTGGCCAAAACCAACCTTATCCATATTGCAATACAACAACAATAAGTACATCAAATATCATTGGTATTTTCAGAGTAAAGAGTGTGTATGTACAACAGAGCATTGATCCTGAGTCTACAAACGGAACAACTATCATTACTGATAACGATAGAATTTATGCGGCTAAGGTTGTATATGATTGTGCCTGTAGAAAACTAATTAATGCAAGAAGAAAGTTTGCTATCAATACTTCTTGTGAAGCATTACCTAAAGAAGTAAACGTAGGTGATAGAATCAGATTTATTTATGATCTCAATTTGTTGCAATTGGGAAGTTGCAACAGATACATGAAACGTATTCTAAAACAAGATGATTGGTTCTATATCACAAGCCTACAAAGAGAAATAGATAAAACAGGAATTGAAATAGATACATTGACACTAGAGAAATTCCTTAGAACAGATAGAGACGGAAAGAGTGAGTAGTTATGGATATTAGTAAGGCGATAAATATATTAGCTGATAGTGTCTATGATTTGAAAGAAAAAGGAAGATATAATTCCATTCAACGTAGAAACCACACAGTTGACTTTTATGGGTATGAGTTCCCTAGATGGGGATGCTCAAGTTCTAAACCAGCGGTAATAGGAATGTCAATTTCTCAGGATTTGATTTATTATGAGCGTTTTGAGTTTAAACTAGTAATAGATAATTCTACTGCTACAAACTTTAATATCGAGATTGAAGGAATCGACATGACACCATATTTCAAGCAGCAATTCAACGGAGCGTGGATTACTGGAAATGGACTATGGCCTGGACAATACTCTAATTTTGATGTTCTTAAAGCTTGTGGGTATCTTTCAGAAAGTGATAGAAACAAAATATTAGACCCAGGATATAAGACAATCAAAGTAACGGGAAACGGTAATTTTGATTGTACGTTAGTTAATTATCTTAAATATAGTCATGTAAACAGATAAGAGGTATCTATGAACAGATATGAACAAAGGATTGAAAACCTATCGAATCATGTAAAACAAAACCCTAGAGATTGGCAGTCTGCCATATCGCTATTAAAATTGAACAGTCAACAAATTGACTTTAAAAGAAAACAAAAACAACAGTCTGCTAGATTGTCTATCAAAGCATACAAAAAGGAGGTTGTATAGATGGAAAACAAATATAGCACTTCGGGAATTGGAGAAGATATTATCCGTAGTTTTACACAAATTGCAAGTGCAGAACTACACGCTAAAACATTATTAGAAAAACGTATTTCTGAGGTTGAAAATGGATTAATTAATGAAGAAGAAATTCCTGATAATTTAGAAAAGATTGAAGCACTAAAGGATGAAATTGATGATTACGCTAACATCAGACGTTCTCAAATGCTTTATCTATACAATTCTTTTGGTGGCAAAGGGGATAGAGAACAGTGGTGCTTAGTTAAACATTTAAGTATGGCTATGTATACTGCATTTGAAGCATATCAAGCTTCTGATAGAGACCCAGAATTATTGAACATTGCTTTGGATATTAATAAGAAGTTCATTGAAGCTTGTACAAAATTCTTAGGTGTAGAAATAACTTCTTGTGCATCTTGTTTCGCAGACATTATGAAAGCTGGAGGAAAATAATATGCAACCTGTAGTATGTAACAAAGATATGGCAGTAGTATTCCCTTTAAAAGATGGTGATTGCGAATTTTGGCTAGAAATCGTTGACTCTGTAGATGATATTACAAATCCAAGTAGAGACCATGCGTATGTTGATTCAAAAGGATTGTTCTATATCTACAATGGAAAAGAAATTCAAGTAATCAATGACCATGCCAATTTGAAAATCAAATGGGGAAATATGATTGGTGATATTTCTAATCAATTGGATTTAATTGAAATTCTAAATCAATTCGTAAAGACAATTTCTGTAAATGGAACAAACATTGCCAAAGACAACGACAAAAACATTGCTATTCAAGTGCCTATCACAACTATTAAATTAGATGGAAATACGATTAGTCCTGTTGATTATATTGTAAATTTAGATTTAGCTAGTGTTTATGCAAAGAAAACTGAAATTCCTAAAAATGTATCTGAGCTTGAAAATGATGCTGGATATATTAAACAAGAAGTTGTAGATCAATTAGTACCTATTAAAACAATCAAGGTTAATGACGTAACGATACCTCCTGATGAAAATCATGCAGTAAATATCGAATCAATTCGTTATAAAGTTGGAACTGCCGACCCAAACACGACAAATTGCCCTAACGGATATTTCTACTTTCAGATAGGAGACTAATCTATGGTTTATGTTGGATATAATTGGTCTATTCTTGCTAATCATCAAATTTGGTCATACAGTGGCAGGTGGAATATGTATTTCCAAGTTTACGCATGGAGTGAACAAGATGTCGTAAACAATAGGTCTACAGTCCATACAAGAACTAGGATTTTAGTTGAAAATAAAAACCCAAGCTATTCAGGTTATTATGTTGAACAAGATTGGTCTGCTGGAGTTACAGGAGCACCAAATTATAGTGCTCATGCAACATTTTCAGATGGTGGAGCTGGTACAAGCAAGGAATATATTCTACAAAATGGTTCATTTACTGTTAACCATGATTCTAATGGTAATGCATCAAGCAAAGTGTATTATTGGTTTAATGGAACATATACAGGAGCTATAGGAAGCCCTACAAACACAAACGTAGTAGACATCTCACTTCCTAAAATTGATAGAACCGCAAACAGGGCAACAATAAGCAATGTTGGAAGTACATACAAAACAATGTACTGTACAATTTCTGTTCCGTTTTATTCTGAGGAAAACCAATGGAGTCGTGACGGTAAAACATGGACGAATTGGAATAAAGTAATAAATGCAGATACGCCTTTTGTAGATACATGGACAGGATTAAAGCCGAACACAAAATACACAGGATATTATCGCTTTAAAAGAAAATATAATGGAGTTTGGAGTGAAGCGGTTAGTTTTACTGCGACCACTAAATATCCTAATGCTCCTTCAAAAGGAAGTGTTTCTTTAAGCTCGGTAACGTCCAATTCTGCAAAAGTAAGTTGGAGCGGATTCTCATTAGGAGACATGGCCACTGATTATTCTTATCAAACATCTAATGATGAAAAAAAATGGACAGATCAAGGTAAAGCAACAAGCTTAACTCTTAGTGATTTGAAGCCTAATACAAACTATAAATTCTATGTAAGAATGGTCGATAACTATGGTCAACCTTCGTTAGCAGCTAGTACATCATTTACAACATTAAACCCTGAAAAACCAAACGTAGGTGGTATTGAGTGTACACGGTTAACACCGTTTGGTGGTATGTTTTCTTGGTATGGATTCTCTGTGAATGAAGGAGCTACAATAGATCATTACGAATATTCACTAGACAATTCAAATTGGATTAATGTTGGAACTGATACGCAAACTCATTTAGACAACTTAAGCCCTGAAACAAGTTATACATTATACGTTCGTATCGTTGATAACTTCGGATCTAAATCAGATAGTGCTACATTCAGCTTTAAAACACTGTTTGACCAACTTAAACTTGCGTACAATACAAATTTGTATCAAACAGAAATTCTAACCAAAGACGGAGTAGACATCTTGGCTAAGAATGGAGATAACTTGATTGTTGATACAATTGGAAAAGAGCGATTAAGGACTGCCAAGGTTTTCTACAACAACAATGGAGTAATAAAGAAAATAAAAGCAGCTTACTACAACAAAAAAGGTAATATTCTACGTTATAAAAACTATGGAAGTTAGGAGGTATATAAATGGGTGTTAGAATTGCAGAATTGCCTTCAAGCGAAGGCATTTCAAAAACAGATTTAATTATCGTCCAAGATAATGAAGCTACCAAACAAGGTACAATCCAACAATTAGATGATTCTTTAGGCGTAAGTAGGATTATAGAAGAATTTGAAGCGTTGGGATTATCTGTAGACGAAGAAGGATATATTGTTCAGGAGGTACAAGAATAATGGCAAAACACAAAATTTTAACAGATGAAACAGGAGAAAAAATTGTAAAAGCATTGAATATCATTGCTCAAAATGGAATTTCATATCAACCGATGAATTGGCAGAAGGTAAGAACATTAATTGCAAACGGAGTCGGTGAAAGTGCGTTTGCTATTGGTACGCAGTTAATTGAAAAATGGACAGATACAGCAGATTCAAAAGAATACGATATGCCATGGCAAGTCAATCATTTTGAAGATATTACTTTAGAGGACGGAGAAGTTGTTCCTGGAATGTGGTTACAATCGCACTATACTTTGCCTTTTGGTATTCAATTTTCGCATCAGAGAGCGTTTCTAGCGTGTCCTGATGGATTAAGCGCTGGTACTTATAATTTCGATTTTGCTAAATCATGGGGAAACAATGTTAAACAAGGAATCAACTACCAATTTACATTGACTAAACCTGTTGAAAAAGGTGGTAGATTAGCAGGATGTTACGGAGCACCTGACCAAGCACCTTCAAATTGGAAAGTTTATTCATATGGAAAAGATGGAATTACATTAAATGAAACAGTCAATGTTACTGTTGGTAGTGGTGGGACAAATCTAGGAACAATCCAACATGATATTAGAAGAGGAAATTTAAACTCTGTACAAGAAATGTCTTATGGTTGGAACAGATGGAAAACATCTGCTTTAAGACAGTATTTGAACTCAAGTAAACAAAAAGGGAAATGGTGGACTCCACAAGACCAATGGGATATTTGCCCTGACCAATTAGCAAGTAAAGATGGCTTCCTTTGTGGTATGCCTGAGGAAATGCTAAATTGCTTAAAAAAAGTAAAGGTAGTTACTTATGCTAATACTGTTAATGACGAAGGAGCAGAGGATATTACATATGATTATGTTACGTTACCTTCACTATCTCAGATGTTTATTAAGCCACAAACTAGCAGAGAAGGTGATGTTCACACCTATTGGAAAAGAAGAAGCGGACGTGCAACACCTTGTGAATGGTTTACAAATTATCCAAATATGGTTGAGTATTCAATTGCTAACAAAACATCACCTCAGACCGTCCGTTTGCGTTCGGCCACCCAAGGCGGTGCTTGTTATGCGTGGGGTGTGAACACTAGTGGCTATGTCAACTACGACTACGCTTCTGGTGCGAGTACGTTCGCCCCGATTGTTTGTATCGCATAAATCTAAAATCGGGGCAGACAACGTACTGCCCCATACAAGGAAAGGAATTATTAAATGGCAACAAACGTAAATGAAAGAAATGTACCTGATACACCAACAAATAAAATGTTGGATTGTTTGTGGGAAGCAAGAAACTTGTCTTTGTATACTGTAAAGATTTGTTCAAACACAAATAATTTTCCACCTGAATATTATCAGACAATGACGGGTGACATAATTAAGAAGGCAAAAGATATATACAGGCTAGGAAAAAGAGCAAATGCAATATATGTTCAAGGTAAGACGGGACATGAAAGATGGGAAGAACGCAGTAGATACCAACGTGAAGCCATTTTACTTTGCGTAGATTTATTATCTGATATAGATGTGGCAAAAACATTATTTAACATTCGTGGAAAACGAGTTAAATATTGGACTAAGCAAGTAGTAACAGTAAAGAGAATGTATATCGCATGGCACAATGCAGATAAAGAACGATATGCAAAATATATCAATTAGTATTTATTAATAATTACTAATACATACGGGATGTAGGTTGATTCTCAGAACGTCCGTTTGCGTTCGGCCAACCAAGGCAATGCTTGTAATACGTGGAATGTGAACACTAGTGGCAATGTCAACAACAACAACGCTTCTAATGCGAATACGTTCGCCCCGATTGTTTATCAATTTAAACTATATGGTCAACCTTAGATGTTGATACGATTTGATATGTGTAAACAAGGAACCTCATCCCTGCTCATTAGAGCGAACAATACCACAGAATATACATAAATCAGTGTATTTTGCCACCGATGTTAGAGCCTCTGAAAAAAAGATGGTAGCTAACTATGACGGAAGGAAACTATTATTTTGGAAATAAAAGAATATATTACAGACTACGATCAATTGTTTGATTCAATGTTGAAATGTAAGAAAAATGTATCTTGGAAACCTAGCGTTAAATCATTTGTGTTAAATGGTGTAGAAAATTGTTTGAAGATGGAAGAACAATTGCAAAATGATACATGGATAAACAGAAAACCTAAACCGATTGTTGTTACATATCCAAAAAGAAGGGAGTGTTTAAGCATTCCTTTTAGGGATAGAGTTTATCAACGTAGTATTAACGATAATTCATTATATCCTCAAACAACAAAGCACTTTGTCTATACAAATATAGCTTGTCAAAAGTTCAAAGGAACAAAGAAAGCTATGGATGTAATGAGACAATATCTTCATAGATATTACATCAATAACAAAACGAATGTAGGATATGTTGTATGGATAGATATACATGGATATTATCAAAATATGAGACATAAAGATGTCAATGAATGTTTTTATAAGATGTGTGATTCAGATACCGCTAGTATGTCTAAAGACGTGTTAGATACACAATATTCAGGAGATATTGGATATAATCCAGGTTCTCAAATGGTTCAGATTGCTGGCATAAGCTTGTTGAATGAATTAGACCATTTCATCAAAGAAAAACTACATTGCAAAAGTTTCATAAGATATATGGATGATTCCTATTTGATTACAAATGACAAAGAAAAAGCGAAGCAATGGAAGAAAATAGTTTGTGATAAGTTAATCGAATTAGGGTTTGAACCTAACCCAAAGAAAGCCAAGGTTCTAAGGATAGATAAAGGATTTATGTTTCTTGGATTTAAAGCTACATTATCAAAAACGGGAAAGGTTTATTACAACCTAAGTTCAGAAAATATAAAACATGAAAGGCGAAAATTAAAGAAACAAGTCATTAAAGCTAAGAAAGGTGAAATGACAAAAGAAGAAATTGATGCAAGCCTTCATAGTTGGAAATCACACGCAGAATTAGGAAATACGTACAAGTTATTGCAAAGAATAGATGCGTATTACGCTAATCTATGGAAGGAGATAAAAGTATGATTATCAAACAATTAGATGTTTCTATCGAAAAACAAGCTCAAGAAGAATATCAAGCTTCACAAGTTCAATCTACAAAAGACGAATTGGCAAATCAAAAGTTTCTAACGGAATACGTTGCTTGTATGGCGGGTATCGAATTACCTGTTGACGAAGAAGAAACGGAGGAAATGAATCATGTACAGAATTTTGAATAATCAGAAAAGCAGAGTGATCGAAGGAAAGTATAGCAAAGATAATTATATTTTCTTAGTAGAACAAGCTTATAAGAAAAAGAAAATCACTAAAGAAGAATATCAAGAGTTGATTGATTTTGAGTAATTTCGAGTATATTCAATATTTATTAGATATTATTGATAAGCAAAATAAAATCATCAAAGAGCAAAATGAGATTCTATATATGAATGGAATTGATATTTTGGACAAAGAGAAAGGGCGATAATGTACGTCCTTTTCTTTTCATTATATAATTGATATGCCATAAAACAGTACCTCAGAAAATATGAGAGAGATGAAATATTTTTGGAGGTGTAAATTTATGAATATGCAAGATTTTTTAGCTTTATTACAGACTGCTGCTACTTTAGTTTGTGGTGGATTAGCTTTATATTTTAAATTCAATACGAAAGCTAAAACTAAAGCAAAAGAAGTTCAAGAAATGATTGCTAAAATTACTGCCCAAGCAGTGGTATACATTAAAGAAGCAGAGGACAACTACAAAGATACAACTAATGCAGGTGGCAAGAAGTTTGAAGAAGTTGTAGGTAAACTTTATGATCTAGTGCCTGATGCATTGCATGGAATTATAACAAAAGAAATGATTAGTGAAATTGTTCAAAGCACTTTTGATGAAATTGAAGAATACGTTAAGATTCAATTAGATAATGGAATTGATAAAATCAACGTCAAAGGTGACTAATGGGAAAAGTTATAACTATTGATCTAGAATATGTTTTATGGCTTTTTGGGTTCATTGCTTCCGCTTGGGGAGTAGTTAAAATCATTAAAGAAGTAAAGAAACCTAATGACGATTTAAAAGAAACTGTTAGAAAACACGAAGAATGGTTAGTAAGAGATAATGATAGAATAAAATCAATTGAAAGTTTAGTTATCACACAAGAAGGGATTAAGAAAGAATTGAATGAACATTCTCGAAGGCTAGGAGAACATGAAGAAAGATTAGAAGAAGATAAGCAACGTGGTAATTTGACATTAAAAGCAAATATCGCAATCATCAACAATATGCTTTCTGAAAACGACAAAGATAAACTCCAAGAAACTAGAGATGAGATTCAAAACTTTCTGCTCAATAAAAACTAAGGAGGTTAAATAATGGGAACTCCACAAGAGTTTTATAACTATGCTCTCAATAAGGTTTTTAACAACAGAGGGCAAATAATGAACATTAATTATGTTCAAAGTGGTGAACCATATGGCGGACAATGTGTTTCATTGATTCAAGGATTGATGGCATGGGGAGGAAAGCCATGTATTCCTCGTGGACACGCTCGTGATTGGTGGTTCAATCGAGCAAGCAATGGTGTGTTAAGTTATTTTGATGTTGTTACAGGTGCTCCTCAAAATGGTGACGTTGGAGTATCTGTAGGCGGCGATTCTAGGTATGGTCACATCTTTATCTATTGGGAAGGTAGAGCACTCTCTCAGAACGTTCTAGGAAACCCTAAAGCTATGTTGTGGCCATTAAACTATCAAGGTGCTATTTGGGGATATTTAAGACCTAAATTCTATACAAATGATTCTATATATGATGCTTCTCAATTAATTAAAGAAAATGGAATGGCAACATTTGAAAATGATACTGCTATCGTTATTCATAGAGATACACCAACAGGTGCTTCTTATGGAACATTTGTAAAGGGCGAAAAGCAAGTATATACAGAAAAATGGGTAGGACTTGGACATAGATGGATTTCATGGATTCATACAAATGGAGTTAGATGTTTTGCAGCAGTTAGCGGTAGTGAATCATATGGTGTTGAACCATGGGCCACAATCGGTGCTCCTGAAACAAAAGATATTGAATTAACACAAGAAGATGGAATTGCTGAATTTATTGTTGATGGTGTACATAAACACTACGACAATCCAAGTGGAGAAATTTTCGGCCAATGTAATTCAGGAGACAAGATTCGCTATTATTGGAAGTGCGTTACAAACGGACACAGATATGTTGTTGGAAAAGAAGGAGACAGAAAGTTCTTTGTTGCGGTATCTGCTACAGAGGATAGAAGTCAAATGTGGGCGAAATTCAGTGTTCCTGATACAAATACTGAGGAAGATACGAAAGAGCCTTCTAAACCTTCTACAGAGCCTTCTAAACCGACTACAACAGATTACACTAAGAATGTTAAGGGATATGGAATTGATGTTTCAGAATGGAATAGTTCAGACATTGATTTATCCAAATATGACTTTGTTATCGTGAGAACTTCTTACGGAGAGCATACAGACAAAAAATTTGAATATTTTGTAAATAAATGTGAGGAATTGAAGATTCCATACGGTGTATATGTCTATGATTATGCCTTGAATGATGAACAAGCTAGAGCGGAAGCAGAATACGCATACAATCTAATCAAGGACAAAAATGTACAATTAGGTGTATGGTTTGATATGGAAGATGCAGATAACTATAAGAAAAAAGCTGGTGTTCTTACTAAAGAAAGATGTTCTTTCTCTTGTAAAGTATTCTGCGACTATATGAGTTCTAAGGGATATTATACAGGTGTTTATACGGGAACTAATTGGCTAGGAACATTTGTAGAAACAACTTATCCTATTTGGCTTGCAGCATGGAATCAAGATGATGGAAATGTTAATTCAGACCATTCAGATATTGCGGTTATGCATCAATATACTTCAAATCCTTTTGATAAAGATGTTATTTATCATGATATTGATTTTTATAAATCAAATCCAAAGAAAGATGAATCAACAGACAATAAAAAAGATGAACCAAATACAGATTCTAAAGACGATAATGGAAACAAAATCAACGTGACAGGAATCAATAAATTGATTGAACTGTTGCTAAAGATCGTTGAAAAAATCGCTAATTTGTTCAAATAATTGTACATAATGTGCGAAATGCGACATGAAACGCTAGATTTTGCAAAAAATCTGCAAAAAATAGGTTTATATGTAGTATACTATCGTGAACGAAAATATAATTGGTGGAAATGGAAACCGTGTTGCTTCTTAAATATCACGCAAGCTCGAGATAGCCAATTATAAAATAGCTCGTCTACTAGTGTAGAAGGAGTTTCTTAGACCGTATGATGTTGTACGGTCTTTGCTTTTTATGTTAAAATATATATACATAGATTAGTAGAGTGCACAATACGACCAATACCACAACATGGTATAATGTCTATGTTAGCTTGATGTACAAATCCAAGTTAGACATATGGATTTGTTAGTATTAATCTATAGTCATTCCAAGCGTGACAGATTGATATTATTTTTATGCAAGTCGACTACAAAGAAAAATTATTTTCTTGCCACTGAATAGAGTACATTCTAGAAGTACTTGAAAGGTGGTCTTTTTTTGTATAAAATCAATACTGATATGATATAATCATGTTGCTAGTAAAAAGAAGAGTGATAAAGGCCGAATCTCTCTTTTGTGTAGATAACATTGCAGACGTGTGA